AAGTATCAAACATACGAGGAAAATATGCACAAGCTGCAAAAGCAGCTGGAGTCGAACATTGGTCAGATGCAAGTGAGAGTTGGGCCTTATGGGATATAGGTAAGCAACTTCATCTAAATGAAGAAGCTCAAGCAACTGGAGGCGCAAGTGCAAATCCTAATTATAGAAATGCTAATCCACTTACGGATGCCCAACTGCAAGATGAGATTGTAGCTAGGCATCTTGGATTCTCTTCAGATCCGACGCCGGGGGTTCCCTCTCACGAGTTGACGAGAAAAGGCAGAGCCTTAATGGACCAACATGGCATTCCACATGAAATGCCCAGTGGTCCAGCATCTAAAGCAGGTGCTACTGCAAGCAAAGGTGCTAAAATAACTACAGGCGCTGAAGCCGCCCGAACAGGAGCTAATGGTATGAGAACTGGAAGTAATAGCGTAGCTAGTAAAGCACTTGGTGGGCGAGGTCGCCGACTTAATGTAGATGTTGTTGATAGGCAACTTGATTTAACCACAAGAGGCCTTGCTGGTTCAATAAGCTCTGTTATTAATGACTACGGACTCAATCGCCGTGAAGCGGTGGGCGGCGGACACATGGATACTTTATTCGGTAAAGCTATCCGAACGGGAGGACAAAGAGTAAGCTGGTCTAGCGCTGAGTATGCTGCTCCTGTTTTCAATGCTGCAGAAAAGGAATCTAAATGGGCTACATTTGCAACAGCTCAAGAAGCTGCGGAATCATGGGGAGATGAGATAGAAGGACGTGCCGCACAAGGTGGATATAGAAATAGAGCTAGGGCTGCCATTTATAGAGGTCTTGGTGGCAGAGGTAGTGCTGCAAATAATATGATGGCTAAAATAGGTGGGTTTGGCACTGCTCTACCAGTTGCTTTTAATCTTGCGGCTGTTGGCTTTGGCATGAAAGATGGATACAGAGAAGGAGGCATTGGCGGAGCTATGAAGGGCGGAGCCAAAAGTCTTGTGGCTAATGCTGTTCAGGGTCAAGTAATTGGGGCAAGCTTAGCACATCCATTAGCTATGCTAGGCGGCGCATCTTTAATGATGGCTTCCTATAAAATAGGGCATGGTATTTTTGATGTAAGAACAAAAGGTAATAATTACTTGAAAATGGGAAGATCAGGTGGTCTGTCTTGGAATACAGGGAGTACCCCAGGAATGGATAGCCAGGTTGCATCAACAATGAGAGGTAGAGCTTTGATGTCTATGGAGAATTCTAGATTCAATGCAATGAAGTCTCTAGGCAATGAAAGCTATATGATGACTTCGCCCAGTGCAAGATATGCGAACTCAACACAACTAGGAAGCCAACAGCCTATGCTGGCATATTAAAAAGAAAATATGAAAAATCAAATCCTGACCTTGGAAAGTCTTTATAAAAAAGTTGAAACTGAAAGTACTGATGTTGAATATGTTGATTACTGGTCAGCATTAAGTCCTTCATTTTTAACAGAGTATATAAATAGTTATGGGCTTCGCACTAAAACAAAATCTGGGGCAAAGTGTATTGTTGGTTGCCAAACTTGTCAGGTTTCTCATATTGAAAAATATAAGAAAGATTACCCTGCCCATCCTATTGAAAGTAAAAGGAAAATAAAAGCTGACTCAAAAGCTTTTCCGACACATGCTTTCCAAATTAGTTGTCCTTTAATACCAGAGGATTATCTAGAGCAGTATTCTGATTTTGCGAGTGAACTCTCTGCTGAAGAGAAAGACGCGCTAATAATTAATACCGATCCAGTTACCTTTGCTAGTAAAATGTTTGGGTGGAAACCAAGAGCACACCAAGAGATAGCTCTCAGATGTCAAAGCAAAAAGAAAGTGTATAGATTCGGAAGACGATCTGGTAAATCTGATGCTCTTGCTGTGGAAATTCTTTTCCATGCCTTTACAAGGATCAGAGAATACTATGATGAAGATATAAAGGAAAAAGTTACTGGAATTAAAATCCTTATCTGCTGTCCTTTTGATTCTCAGGTGACTGCTATCTTTAATAGAATACTTGAATTACTTAATAGTAATCCTAGTCTTAGAAAAGAGTTTAGATACAAACAATCTCCTTATCATCAACTTAGATTAGATAATGGAGCAATTATTTCTGGGTTTACTACTGGTAGTAATGGTGCCAGCGCAGTCCGAGGTCAGGACGCTCACGTTATAATTCTTGATGAGGTTGACTATATGACTGAGAAGGATTTCACAACAATCCTTCCCATTGCACAGTCACACAGCGATTGCTTAATAAGAGCTGCTTCTACTCCTAGTGGTCTTCGTAGTAAGTTTTACGAGTGGTGCCAAGAGGCTGCAGACTGGAAAGAGTTTTATTTTCCTACTGCTGTTATTGATGAAACTCCTTTTGCTCAAGCTAAGATTTCCTGGAAAAGTCTTAGAAATGAGATGCGCCGAGAGTACACAAGTGATGGTTGGTTGCAGGAAGTTATGGCTATGTTTATCAGTAATGCTGATGGAGTATTTGCTGCGCCTTTAGTTGCCAGTGCAATGGATGGCTATACGTATAGTCAAATGAAAGAAGCTAAGATCAAAGGTGATCTTGCTGGCTTTAGATACAGTCTAGGAGTTGACTGGAATACTAGCTTTGGTACATGGATATGTATTACTGGATTCCATCCCCAGGTGGGATTGCAAGTTATGGAAATTGTAAATGTGCCAAAGCAAAACTTTACGCAGTTACAGGGTCTTCAGAAAATAACAGAACTGCTTAGTTTCTGGCAACCTCAACATGTCTATGTTGACAAAGGACATGGTGCCACGCAATGGGAAACACTTAAGATGTGGTCTTCTCAACAGAAGGCAGGGACCTATGAATTTAATGTTCAAAGAAAAATTAAAGCATATGACTTTGGTAGTAAGGTTTCTATAAGAGAGCCTGCCAGTGGCAGAATTATTGAACATCCTGCTAAACCATTTCTTGTTGAGAATGCAGTAAGACGCTTTGAAGATAAAATTGTTAGATTCTCATTTGAGGATGACCTTCTTAGAAAGCAATTACTTAACTACATTATCAAGTCTCGTCAGGCAAATGGAACTCCTGTATTTGGCCAAGACAATACAAGCATTGGAGACCACGCGTTGGATGCCTTTATGCTTAGCCTTGTAGCCTTTACAATAGAAGAAGGTCCGCTGGCTATGTCGAGAGGAACAGTTTCTAGCTTTGGAATAACTGAGACACTTGGACATTCAATGCTTAATGAGCAAAACCAGGATCCTTATGGTAAAAAATTAACAGGTGGTGAGCTAATAAGGCACTTGCAAAATGAAAGGAACTCTGCTATAGATAGCAGAAAAAATGGTTCTGGTCCTTACCAGAAAACAACAGAACACTACAGTGACCTTGATAGAAAAGCCTGGGAAAGAGATATGATTGTTACTAGAGATGGTAAAGGAAACATAGGACAAGCAATAGCTCCAGTGTTTAACTCAAGACACAACTACCAACGACCAAGTGGTCGCACTATAAAATAGAGGATACATGGCTTTGAAACTTTATAACTTTGACGATGAAGGCACTGAACTCCTAGTCAATAATACAACGAATAAGCTTACAAGCTTTCACGATACTGTAGATGGTAGCTATTATTTTAATAGGTTCTATCTTGTAAATGATCAAGCTATATATGGGTATGACAATATACAGGTTTCTGTTCTTATAGACGATGAAGCAAGTCCTGCTGTTTCTACTAATGGTATAGTCTATCAGCTACTAGCCACCGCTACCGCTGATGAAATTCCAGCAGATGTTTCATGGCAACATTTACCATATAACAATACAGCTTATGCCGCATCGATCCCTACAGGTGCAATATCTAGAAGATATTTTCTTCTTAGGACATATGTACCAAGAGGACATGGTGCTAACTATATTACTGAAGCAAAGCTTAATGTTTCTGCGATAGAAACTATCTAAGGAATACAATGGAACTAGGTAGCATTAAAAAGCCCACTATTGGGCTTAGAAAGTTTGAAAATCAGAATATTGGTCTAACACAAGTTCTTGAGAATCTTTTAAAAGATGATGAATCTTTTGACAAAATGTCAGACACTGAAAAGGAAAGTCTGATTGCTCAGCTTACTGCTGAGATAGAAAAGAATTCAGAATACAATCAAGTCTCTGATAGGATGGTTTATTTTGGATCAGATTCTTTGTACAGTGAAGAGCAAGCAACTATACTAAGAAAATCAAATAGAGAAAGACTAGAGTCTCTTATTGAAGAGATGGATACTCTTATTGAAAAAACAGAAAAAGAGATAGATAAGATTGATTACTTTGTTGAATACGATAGGGACAATATTCACCAAGTAGCAATGATGGATTATCTTTTCCCAGACCATGAGCCTGGAAAAGCTAGCTACAGAGAAATGCAAGAAATTCGACGTCTTCTTAGTGTAATAAATCAGATTGATACTGATACCCAACTTAATAAGGTTTATAAGAAAGTTTCTAGCTACAGAAAGTCCACCACAAAATCAAAGACAACTCCCTCGACGGATCAGGTTGATATGCAGGAGAAATATGACCCTTCTGTGTCAAACACTCTTGCTTATTCTGCTCATAAAAAGAAATATAAGATTTCACCTTTTGAAAAAGAAGCAGAAGATTTTATTATTTATCTTGCTGAAAGCAGAGACTACAGATATGTTCGTAGATATGATTTCTTCAAAGATCTTGATGGATTAAATGTAACTATAACTGAGAATGAAAAAGATTTAAGTGAAGATAACATTGGAACTAAAGTTGGACTTATTCCAGTTATCACCGAACTAAAGACAGGGAGAGAGACTGCGGGCTACTTAAAAGGAACACTGAGTTCGATTGATGGGCAGAATAGTTTTATTGACAATCTCTACAAAGGAAAAGAGCTTTACACAGTATCAAAGGGCAAGAACAATAATAAAGATTATTACTTGGCGGATATTTGGGGAAGCTGCTTAGATTGCTTCGCTAAAGATTTTATGGACACCAGTAAGTTCAAAAAAGATTTTAATCTTGGACTAGATTTTGAATATGAAGCTAAAGAGTTAATAGATAGTCTAGAGTTTTTGATTGGCAAGATTAAGTTTGCTATCGATACGGAATCTATTTTTAAACAGAATCTTTGCAGCTTAGCTAGAATGGGAAATCTCTGTCCTATAGAGAAAGCATTTATAATTGCATCTTGTATATCTCTTCTTTTCTTTACATGGAAAGAGGTATTCTCTAATAATTTTGGATTAGATTTTCTAGGACAGATCTTAATAGGCGGCATACTTCAGCCAGCTCTCAAGCTTGTAGATCTTAGTTTTAGATTTAGTATATCTCCTTTGCCAGGCTATCAGATTTGCGCCCTTGATAGTCTTTCAAGATTGCAAGATGTAGGGGCTGCACTTTCTGGTCCTGTGACCGCAGCAAGTGGCCAGTTTGGACTTACATTAGAATCATTAAAGAACCCGAGTGCTTTAAATAATCTTGACCCTCGAGTTAAAGAAAGTTTAAATAAAGTCTATAAGAGTGGAAAAATTGAACCAGCAGATGTAACAGGCATTGTTGATAATAAAGTATTTTCAGTTATTGCTAGTCCTTTATTTGCTGGTAATGTTATTGACAGCCTTGAGGCTGTTAAGGCAATAGTAACAGAATCAAGTGATACAATGCAGGGGATAAGTAAGTGGATCAAGAAAGCGCTAAAAGATTTGAATGATTTTATAAGCAA